ACAAAAAATTTACCAAGTGATTATGTAAATGATAATCTCATTAAAGTTAAAAAAGTTATAGTTAATACAACTTTTGATATAATAAATAAAATTATCAAAATTAAGAGTCAAAGTATTGGTAATAAATTTATTGAAATCATTATTGAAAATATATTTACCCCACTTTCTCCAAAAGGATTATGGCTGACAGAACGTCCTAAAAATGTTATTAACAAAAAAGCTTTTGATATTAGCTAAATATCTTTTTTTTATTTTTAAATAATATATTTTGTTATTAGAATGACTAAATATATCGAAGCATTAAAAGAATATAATAAAGGAAAAGATAAATGGTGTATGCCAAGGAAAGGAACTGATGATTATAAAGTTATCATAAAAATTATTGAAAAAAATAAAGGTTCGAAGCTTTCTACAAAAGAACCAAAAGTTCCTAAAGAACCAAAAGTTCCTAAAGTTCCTAAAGTTCCTAAAGTTCCTAAAGTTCCTAAAGTTCCTAAAGAACCAAAAGTTCATAAAGTTCCTAAAGTTCCAAAGGTTCCAAAGGTTCCAAAGGTTCCAACACTACCAAATAGTCCAACACTTACAAATCGGACAAGAAGTAGTTCATCCATAAAAAGGTCAAGTGTTTTTATAAAACAAGTTGATAATAAACAAAACGCTAATATAATTGCTAATTTTTTAAGAAATAAGCTTATTAAAGACAAATACACATTAGATAACCGAGTAGCATTTTATAAATATATAAAAAAACTTCTCGTAGATATTAATGGAGATGAATGTTTAGAACCTAAGGTTTTTAAAAGTAAAAAAGGTTATACTATAAATAATAAGATTAATCTCTATAAAAAAATAGGATCAGAAAGTGCATTTGGTGTTATATATTTAACAAGTATAGTTAATAGTTTTGGTGGATTTACTATAGCTTCCAAGGTTATGCCCAATAATGAAGATAATATTAACGAAATTAAGATTATGACATTTTTACGAGACGAAGTTCTATTAAAAAAGAGATCAAAACATTTTGTATTTATGTATAAACATGCTATATGTAATAAAAAACCTTTTGATGATAAAAATAGAATTGTGTGTATTAATGAATTGGCTCACGGAGACCTTGATATGTTAATGACAGATGAAGAAATATTAAAAGATGAAGAATTAATGTTAAATATATTATTTCAAACATTTATATCAATTGGAACATTTCAAAATATTACAGGGTATGCACATAACGATTGTCATAATGGTAACTTTTTATATCAAAAGAATAATGATAAAGGGTATTATGAATATTCTTTTAATGGTAAAAGTTATTATTTAAAGTCTTGTGGGTATAACATTATGATTTACGACTTTGGATTATCTGAAGAAATAAAATTAAATAGTTCTTCATTTCATGAAAACTATATACCAGAAGATTATAAAAGAGCATTGAATACTTTTTTAAATGAACGCGAAGGAGGTTGGATAATCCATAAAGTTTTGCCAAGTGTTCACATTAATGATACAGTTCACGATGCAATTTTTGAATTGGAAGATATTATCGACGACTATATAGATAAAAATGATTTTTTCAAACAAATTATAGAAAAAATATTTATTCCGTCGTCTCCAAATGGAATGTGGATTACAGAACGTCCTCAAAAAGTTATTAATAAAATTGCTTTTAATATTTCTTAATAACATTTTAAAAATATAAAATATATTTAGATGACTAAATATTTTGAAGCATTAAAAGAATATAATCATGGAAAAGATAAATGGTGTATGCCAAGGAAAGGAAGTGATGATTATAAAGTTATCATAAAAATTATTGAAAAAAATAAGGTTATAAATCCTTCTTCTAAAGAACCTAAAGTAAAAGTTCCAAAAGAACCTAAAGTAAAAGTTCCAAAAGAACCTAAAGTAAAAGTTCCAAAAGAACCTAAAGTAAAAGTTCCGAAAGAACCTAAAGTAAAAGTTCCAAAAGAACCTAAAGTAAAAGTTCCAAAAGAACCTAAAGTAAAAGATCCTAAAAATAAAAGTGTTATTAATCTACCTATACTCAATAATAGATTTTCAAATAAAAAATATAGTAAATCTTTAAAAAAAAGTAGTGAAAAAAGGTCTAGTGTTTTTATCAAACAAGTCGATACAAAGCAAAATGCTAATATAATTGCTAACTTTTTGAAAAATAAACTTATTAAATATAAATACACTTTAGATAATCGTATAGCATTTTATAATTATATTAGTAATATTCTTTCTGATATTAATGGCAATGAATGTTTAAAACCTAAGGTTTTTGGGAAAATAAAAGGTTATACTATAAATAATAAAATTAACCTCTATAAAAAAATAGGAACTGAAAGTGCTTTCGGTGTTATATATTTAACAAGTATAGTCAATAGTTTTGGAGGATTTACAATAGCTTCAAAGGTTATGCCCGATACTAATAATAATACAAAAGAAATACAAATTATGAAATATATAACAGAAGAAATTATCTTGAAAAAAAGATCAAGACATTTCGTATTGATGTATAAACATGCCATATGTAATAAAGTTCCATTTGTTAATAAACGCCGAATTGTATGTGTCAATGAACTGGCTCATGGAGATCTTAAAACTTTAATGGAAAATGAAGAAATATTAAAAGATGACGAAACAATTATAAATTTATTATTTCAAACATTTATATCAATTGGAACATTTCATAACATTACAGGGTATGCTCATAAAGATACACATCATGGTAACTTTTTATATCAAAAAAATAATGAACGAGGATATTATGAATATTCTTTTAATGGTAAAAGTTATTATTTAAAGTCATGTGGTTATAACATTATGATATATGACTTTGGATTATCTATGAAAACTGTTTTAAAAAACTTTAAACTCTACAATATAATAAATGATTATGGTAGAATTTCTCATGCTTTTTTCAATAAAAAATCAGGAGGTTGGATTAATAAAATTAATTTACCTAGCAAACATGTTAATATAACTATTGAATCAGTAATTAAAATTATAATTAATATTAACAATAATATTAAAACACAAAATATAGATAGTGAATATTTTGAAAATATTATTGAAAACATATTTATACCATTTTCACCAAAAGGAATGTGGATTACAGAACGTCCGTCTAATGTCATTAACAAAAAAGCTTTTGATATTAATTAAATATTTATTTTTTTATTAGAATGACTAAATATTTTTACAAATTAAAAAATATAATAAAGGTGAAAAATATAATAAAGTGATAATAATAATAATAATATAAAACATATAATTAGAACATGAAATATTCAGACGCTTTAAAAATATATAATAAAGGAAAAGATAAATGGTGCATGCCAAAAAAAGGAAGTGAAGATTATGATATAATTAGAAATATTATTGAAAAAAATAAGGTTATAAATCCTTCTTCTAAAGAACCAAAAGTACCAAAAGTACCAAAAGTACCAAAAGTACCAAAAGAACCAAAAGTACCAAAAGTACCAAAAGTACCAAAAGTACCAATTTCTATAAATATTTTTTCAAATAAAAAATATAGTAAATCTTTAAAAAAAAGTAGTGAAAAAAGGTCAAGTGTTTTCATCAAACAAGTTGATTCTAAAAAAAATGCTAAAATAATTGCTAATTTTTTGAAAAATAAACTTATAAAATACAAATATAGTTTAGATAACCGTGTTTCACTTTATAAATATATCAATAGTGTTCTTTATGATATTAATGGAAATGAATGTTTAAAAACTAAAGTTTTTGGAAGTCACGAAGGTTTTACAATAAATAATAAGATTAATCTAGTAAAAAAAATAGGAACAGAGAGTGTTTATGGGGTTATTTATTTAACAAGTATAGTTAATACTTTTGGTGGATTTACAATAGCTTCAAAGGTTATGCCTGATAATAATGGTAATAATAAAGAAATTAATATTATGAAATTTTTACGAGATGAAATTCTTTTAAAAAAGAGATCAAAGCATTTTGTTTTTATGTATAAATATGCTATATGTAAAAAAATACCTTTTGATGATAAACACAGGATTGTATGTGTTAATGAACTTGCACATGGAGATCTTAAAATGTTGATGACAAAGCGTGAATTATTGAGCGATAATGAATTAATAATGAATTTATTATTTCAAAGTTTCATATCAATTGGTACATTTCAAAATATATCAAAATATATTCACAATGATTGTCATCATGGTAACTTTTTATATCAAAAAAATAATGAGGAAGGGTATTATGAATATTCTTTTAATGGTAAAAGTTATTATTTAAAGTCTTGTGCATACAACATTATGATTTACGACTTTGGATTATCTCAAAAAATAATTCATAACGAAAATGACGATAAAGTTATATCTACTTTATCAAAAGATTATAGACGAATCATTAATGCTTTTATGGGTAAAAGATATGGATGGGGTCAATATGTTGATTTACCTAATTTTGAAAATAACAATAAACTAAAAAATGTTATTACAGTATTATCAAAAATAGTAAGTATAAATCAAAAAGATTATTTTGAAAAGATCATAGAAGATGTTTTTATCCCATTTTCACCAAAAGGGATGTGGATTACCAAACGTCCTTCTAATGTAATTAATAAAATTGCTTTTGATATTAGCTAATATTTTATTAATATATAAAACAAAATTATGTTAGTTAATTAAAGAATTATATGTTATTAACACCTATAAAAAAAGATAATAAGTATGTTTCGCATCCTTCGCATACTATAAATATGGTAATTACTGATGTTAAAATTAAATCAATTCGTAAATTAAATTACAATAAAGGGTATAGTTTAGTATTATATATATCACAAGAAACAAATTATGATATTATAAAAGAACTAGAAGAAATGGATGATAATATTGTTAAAATTATAGAAAATAAGTCTCATACATGGTTTGGTAAAACTTTAACAAATGAAAATATATATGAATTGTACGCTAAAAATTTCTGCAATCAAACAAAAACAATAAATGTAATTCTAACAAATAAAAAATATGATAAAATAATGTATAATAATAAATCAATTGAAACTGTAGATAATATTATAGATATTTTAAAGGAAAAAAATCATTATAAAAAATGTATAATTAACATAACAATCGAATATTATGGTATATATTTTTATAGCGAAACTACATCTAATAAATGGGTCGTAAAAAATATGGACGTAACAGATATTAATTTAGATACTGTAGATTGGGTAAATAAAGATGATATTATTGATAAATTAGAAGATAATATTATAAATATTAAAAATAAATTGATTAATAGATGTGAAAATATAGATATTTATAAAGAAGAATTATATGAACAAGAAAAAAAAATAGATAAATTATACTCGGAATTAAATACATGTAATAAAAATAAATTAGAACCTCTTTTAAATAAATTAAATGAAAACATAATTTTACAAGAAGATAAAATTAATAGAAATTTTTGAATTATAAAATAGTTTAAATATAATCTATTGTAAATAATAGATAGATCTATATAAGCATAATAATATGGGTACTAATAAAAGTGTTGTTATATCGTTTTCTATAGCAATATTATTATTACTTTCATTATTATTATTATTAACCTACAATTCAAAAGGTAATACAGTTTTTGGTATGGATAAAAAATCACCAGTGATACCTAGTGGATTATCCAAAAATATCCCAGAACCCTTCTATTATGAAAAATTCGCAAATACTGGAGTTTCTGTTGCTGATATAGATAATAGACAAAGAGATACTTCGATGGCTTCATCTGGTATAGGTAATTTTCAAGCGGCAGATACAAGTGGAACTGAAATATATAATCAACCATTGGTTTCAACTGATGAAACTAATAATGACCAAGGCCAATATGCAAGTTTTGAAACACGCGAAGGAGATAAAATAAGCGAAGATGATGGAATGCGTGGTATGCAATCTTGTTATCCAAGAGATAGGTTAACCGCTGATGATTTATTGCCTAAAGATGCAGCAGATAGTAAATGGGCACAAATAAATCCTTCAGGTTCCGGAAATGTAGGCGATCAAAACTATTTATCTGCTGGTTATCATGTTGGTGTAAATACTGTAGGACAATCATTGCGTAACGCTAATTTACAATTGAGATCAGAAATACCAAATCCTCAAAATGCGGTTGGTCCATGGCTTATAAGCACGATTGAACCTGATATTCGTCAAAATACTTTAGAAATTGGAAGTTCCGCTTCTTATTAGATGTTAGTAATTTTTTTTATACAAATATCACTTAAGAAATATATAAAGTGATTAATTTAATGTGTAGTTTAGGACAGAATCTCCTATTAACTTCTCTTACAGATTTTTATAATAAAAATCCTAAATATAAATTATTATTAAAAGATATTATCCAAGGTAATCACAAATTATCTCTTAGAATAATTGAATGGTTGGTAACACATTATGCTAAATGTCACAATATTTATTATTGGATAGATGAAAACAAGAAGATATATTATGAATTAGAAGAATGTATTAAATATAATATTCGTAAAATAAACTTATATCAAGATTATCGTGCTCAATTAAAATCATATAGTAAATTTAATTTTGATTCATTCAGAAGACATCAACGTATAACATTTTTTATTAATAATGATAAAACAGATTATATAGAAACAACTATAGGTCAATTAAACTTTTTTAGATGGATATTTAATAATAATATTATAGATTATGCTACAGATAATTATGATATTATATATAAAAAAATGATTGATAATAATACTTGTAAAAATAAGGTTAATCTTCATTCTAATCATGATATAATTAGAACAAAATGTCTTTTGCGATTTGATTGATAATTATATTTTTTTTTTATTAAATAAAACTTCTAACTTGTAATAGGTGTATTATTTTCTAACTCTTCTACTCTCGTACGCAAATTTATAAATAATTCTTGAAGTGTATTATGGTTAATACCTAAATCACGAATACTTATAAACATTGTATTTAACCTATCAGAAATAATATTTGAAGTGTCTAATATATAATTTGAAGTGTGTAGAAATTCATCATCAGTATTATTAGATAAAGTGTTTAAGTTATAAGAAATAATATTTGAAGTGTCTAATATATAATTTGAAGTGTGTAGAAATTCATCATCAGTATTATTAGATAAAGTGTTTAAGTTAT